AGACTCCCCCGAGTATCACTCAAGGCTTATCGAAGAACTAGAGATCATTCTCAAACTTCGTTTCGTCGACTATTTCCTAACAATTTGCGATGTACTAACGCTAACCAACGACATTACACATATGACTCGTGGTTCAGCAGGGTCTAGTCTCGTCTGTTACCTACTAGGTATTACAGACGTGGATCCCATAAGATGGCAAATACCGGTAGCACGTTTCCTAAATCCTTTAAGGGATGACTTACCACATGTGGACATAGACTTTCCACACTGGCAACAGACGGCTGTTATGCAAAGAATATTTGATAAATGGCCCGGTAAAAGTGCTCGCATCAGCAACTATGTAACTTACAAAGAAAAGAGTGCAAAGCGTGAAGCAGCACGACGTTTAGGTGCATCTGGTAATCTCCCACGTGGCTTTAAGTATGAAGATTTAGACATCGACAAGGAAGAAGCAATGAGAATCGAACGTAAACTAATAGGCAAAAAAAGAGCAATATCAAAACACTGCGGAGGTATACTTGTATTCAAACACAAAGTACCTAAAAGTTTAATCAACGCAGACAATCAAATACTACTAGACAAACACGAAGTAGAGGATTTAGAACACCTCAAGATTGATATCCTTGCTAACAGAGGACTCAGTCAACTATTGGAGATTGACCCGGATACTCCACTAGAAGCATATCCGGAACAAGATTATGAAACAGAACAGTTGTTGCGCAGTGGCAACGTTATTGGGGTAACACAAGCAGAAAGCCCAGCAATGCGCAGACTGTTTCGTGCTATACAACCAAAGTCAAAAGCAGACTGTGTGTTTGCTACTGCACTTATTAGACCTGTTGCTACTACAGGCAGACAAAAAGCAAGTTTTTTTCAAGACTGGACTGAACAACGTCTTGAGGATACTATTGTTTATGAAGATGATGCTATCCGTAAAATAGCAAAACTTATCGACTGCGACATGTATGAAGCAGACATGTATCGTCGTGCGTTTGCAAAACGTGACGAAGAACGTGTAATGGAATTCATGGAGAAGATGGGAGAGAGTGAGAACAAGGAACAGATCATTAATGAACTTTATGGTTTGGGCAACTTTGGGTTATGCAGGGCACACGCTGTAAATCTTGGAAGGCTGATTTGGGCATTAGCGTATCAAAAAGCCCACAACCCAAAAGCATTTTGGGCGGCGGCACTGAAACACTGTCAAGGCAGTTGGCGCCGATGGGTACATAAAACAGAAGCAAAACTAAGTGGCTGGGACCTGCGTGACCTTGGCTTCCCTAATGGCATAACTGAAACACCACAGCAACAATACAAACGCTATGGCTATTGGACACAGCCAGAGTTTATGCCCAATATGTTTGTGCAAGAGACCTGGGGCGACAGAGTAAACTTTGCAGGACTAGTTGCTAATGGTCGTGTGTTTAAAGGTGAAAGCGGAAAGTATGTTACGTTTGTTACTGTAGGTATTGCAAATGGTGAATATGTTGATGTAACCATTAAAAAGCCATTTAGTTACAGAGACCATGACGTTATCACAGGCAGTGGTAAAATACGTTGGAACAACGGTAGTGCATATATTGACTGTTGGGACGCACAAGGTCATAGACTAGACCGTTATCTTAACTAAGTCCATGTTGCATGTAAACTGTAACGATTGTAATCTGCAGGCACAACTCCGTGCAACCAATGTGTAAGACCAACAGTATTATCAGCAACATATCCACTTCCTGGCGCAGTATCTGTCCAAGTGTTGCTCATATAATCCTGTGTTGATTCAAACACAGTGCTTAGATAAGACAAGTTTTGAATATACATTTGCAAACTTGCATTAAACATAGGATTATCTGTATGCGGACCTATTGCATAGTTTTCTGTGTCTTTCCACAAATCTAAACCATTGAATGTTAACTGCTTGTTGAATAACTTTGACAAATCATCAGTTACATTTTCCAACACCATATGCGAAACTTCAAGCACGGTATCATGTTCAAAACATATTTTTTGCCTGTACTTAATAGTTTCACCATGGGGGTCCAATGCCGGCTGCCAGTCAGCTGATTCACAGTAGTCTAGCAACTCTGCTAGCAACTGTTGTGGAAATAGTTTTTGAAAAACCTGCACAGTGCCTTTACAACTAGGTAATGCATTTATAACTGTAGTTGCATGCGCAGTTCCTCGTTCAATAAGTTGAAAATCTAACATTGTCTATCCAAATCATTTGTTAAGCAATGTATCCCACTGTCCCAGAACATTTGATGTCTAAACGGAGATACATGTGCAGTTATTCCATGCTGTTCTAGTACACGGAAAACTTGTTCATCGTAGTTACTCGTCACTACATTAGCGGGATCTACTATTAACATGTTTACATCGAAGTATGATTCTTGTATGTCTCCTAGCCAATGCTTGAGATAACTTTCAATGTACTGATCAAACTCAGTGTGTTGTAGATCAGTTGGTAACCACCATTGACCTATTTTGTTTTTTGCTGTTTTAAACTGTTTGTTTATACTATTAGTTAGTGTGTATATTTCAGTGTGTTTACTATCAAAATAATTTTCCATACCAGGCGATACAAATGCTAGTTCTGGACTAACACAACAAACACTACCATCTAAGTGTCCTTGTGTATCTAGTAGTTTTACGGTTTTATTGGGAAACTGCTGGGTTAAGTATTCGCTTATATGTGCATGCTGACTTATCCAGTTGCCGCATAGCAGTGTATCACCCAGTCGTTGCACCATTGCAGTATCTACGTCTTGGTTAAGCACTATATGTTCATAGTCATTGGGCAACGCTGTCATCCAACTATGGTCATAGTTGTACAATGATTCTACGCTGTGTCCGTCATATTCTGTAATACCTTGGGGAGGATCTTTGGGCCAGTCTGCTCCTTGCATCTGTCTCCATACACCCAGTGCATCCGGCGTAGGCATAAACAGTGTTGTGTCTATAACACCAAAATGATCTCTAGGAGTTAGCGGCGCTGGTAGTATTTTTGAGCCATACCGCACTTGATCTACGTTTGTAGCAACGCTAGGTCGTGTTACTGCTACATCAAAACTTTCTAACAATCGTTGCAGTGCAAGTAAATCTTCACAAGTTTGTTGTGCAATAGTTTCTAAGTTAGATCTTATATCTGCGTGGTCAATAAAACTATAGAACTCTGGAGGGTAAGCACTGCCCACAACACATGCTTGTAGTTTGTTCCAGTGAGCGTTAACCTGCATGCTTTACCAGGAGGTCTGTGATACACTCCAGTCCATGATTGCTTGGATTTACACAATGAACAAACTTGGTTTGTGTAAGATCCAGTTGTGTACATATATCTTGATTAAGATCACCATAAGTGTTCCATGCATAGTCTCTGTCTAGATTTTGCATGTGGTACATACCACAACTGAATATGTTTGTGTTTATATCATGTTTATAATAATGATTAAGTATTGTAATGCTATCCATAGTACGCTGTCGACTCCAGCGCAATCCAACTCTGTTCCAGTTAAGATTAAGTTTACTCATACTAATAGCAAAACTTTTTATACAAGGATGTGATAGATCAATCTCAATATCCCGTGCCATAACGATCCAGGCTAGATCCAAGTGTAAATCAATGTTACGAGCTTCAGCGACGCTTAATAGATCCTGCCACTCGTTGCGTACTCCACCTGTATGAAAGTCTGGTATTGTTACTATCATTGGTTTATTGGCTTCAAGTTCTTCTAGTTCAACACCGTGTTTGCCCATTAGTTTGTAGTAAGCATATTCCCTAGGTAGAATTTGAAATCCTTGCCAGCCATATTTTAGAACAAAACTTTCAATATAGTGAGTGTTTCCGCATGTAACATCTACCCAAGGAAAATGTTCTACACCTTGCAAATCAACTAACTTACTATTCAAGAACCATTCTTGTGCAACTGCAATATAGTCTTTCCAACCACACTCAGGATGTGTTTGTTCGAACCATGCTTGTTTAAGCCTATTACTTGTAGCGTCGGCTATGGTGGTTATTCGAGGCTTTACTAAACTTCTATCGTACATGATCCATTACAAACTCATAAAAAGGACTGGTAAAATCTAATCGCCATACGCAGTTATGTGATAGTTCACATTGTCCTAACACAGTTTCCTCTAGAACCACGCCCTCTGCACGTTGTTGTGTTGCCCAAGGTTCGGGATATTCAGGAGTATTTGTACTATCAGTATAAAGTATATCTTGAATATTAATCCCATCTACTGTTATACTTTTTATTAAAACACTTTGTTCTGGTGTTTTATTTGTTTTTCCACTATGTACTATTCGTAGTTCATGCTTGCCAAACTCTAGTGTTGCTGAAAACTTAGGCTGTGTATACAGTGTATTGTCAATATAAATGTCTAGTACAGGATCGCCTTGTACATCTAACTGTATATCGAACTCTATAGTTTCATTCACTTTTCAGTCCAGCAAGCATGTCTTTAAGTTTACTGCTTTGTACACTTGCAGTAATCTTGCCTGCTTCCTCATCTGGTGCAGTAACCACACCGCCGCTGTCTTTGTTTTTAAGTTGATCATAGATACTGCTACTCTGTTTCTTAAACTGTTGATATTCTTCATCCTCGCCCAAGTCTCGGATGCGCAGACTTTCAACATCAAACTCCAAGTCAATCTTTTGACCAACGCCACTACTACTTCTAGTTTTCATTAACTGTAGTTGATAGCGTCCACGTTCTTTCATTGCACGACTTGTAAAGATACCAAACACATTATCTGCTGTGTTGATCTTACTCAAACCACCTGCAATGTGCGAATGATCAAACTCGATCTCCTCCACTGCACCTCGGTTTAACTGCGATGCTGTTACAAACACACAGTTTAGCTCTTTAGCCAAGTTACGCAGTTCTTCTGATACATACTTGTCTTTAACAAACAAATCATTTGGACTGACCTTTGCACTCACAGGCATAATCAAGTCCAAGTAGTCAATAAGCAAGAAATCAATCTTCCAACCATTTTTAATCTGTAGTTCTTTCAAGTATGCACGAATATCATTTACGTTACTCTGTGCTGGCATGTATTTGATCTGCAAGTTACCGGCTTTTTTGCCTGCCATTTTGACTTTCATTTCGACAGTGTCGAGGTCTTTAAACACCTCCTTTGTCGACACATTTGTCATCATGCTGTCAATACGCATAGCACTAAGTCCTTCGCTAAGTTCCAGACTCAAATACACGCCATTCAGTCCTGTTGTAACCCAGTTAACTGCTAGGTTCTGCATGAACAAACTTTTACCTGACCCTGATCCACCTGCAAAAATATTGAGTTCGCCTTTGTTCATGCCTCCGAACAGTTTCCTGTCAACAGCGGGCCATCCTGTACTGATCTGCCCGTTGTTGTCTTTGAGTGCCATCAATCTTGCTCTGGGATCCTCAAAATAGTTTGTACCCATGTCTTTTGTTAAACTAATCTGCACAGCATCTTTGATTAGTTTTTCTACAGGATCATATGTGCCTTTTTCCAACAAGTCTGCCGCCTTGAGAATAGCACGTTCTAGTTCTTGCCGCTTGGTGAATCCTTCAAACTCTGCAAGAAACCAATCATTGTGACTTTCGGTAATGTCCGGAACGGGCTTTAGTTCAACACCCGTAACTGCCTGCACTTGTTCATATGTAGGCAATGCACCATGCTCATCGCTGTGTGTCTTGATAAACTCTGCCGCATCTTTAAGACTGCGATCAAAGTTCTCTGTATTGTAAATGTTTTGAATACGCACATAGTTTTGTGCATCATTCATCATCATTTCCAAAAACAGTTTTTGTAAGTCTGGTGTGTATTCTTTTGTCATTCACATTTTCCACAGTTGTAAACGCAATAGTCATAGCGTTGATTATGTATTGTAGCATAAAATGCATCGAAATGTCTACATTGTTCTGACAATGTACTTGTAGTTATATCATGCTGTTGTCTGTTTTTCCACCACTCACTTTTATAATACCATACATGACTTGTCATCATACAGCAAGGACTATAGTAGCCCTGGGCAGAGATATAATGTTGTTTTTGGTTTTTACAAACCGGATCAATGTCCAAGTCTCTGCGATTTTCTAACTTGTATTGCATTTTTACTTCACTGTCTTGATGTACCTGACTAGGACGTAATGGATCGTTTTCAATCCATCTACTGCTAAGGTCAACTACAAACCTATCTACACCAAGTTCTTTACTAAGTTGTTGCGCTGCATCTATATCATTTTCATTATATGCAAAAGGAATAAATCTCCAAGTAGTGCGGGCTGGACCAGAGACACATGCATCAATTCCTGTTTTTACACTAGTCCAGTCGGCATTTATTCTATACTGCATAAAGTTGTGAGGCAATCCATCTATGCTAAACTTTATTCTATCTGTAGAGCGTAGTATTTTATTAAGTGCATCCCACCACTTTGCAGACTTTCCACTTCCGTTGGTTGTGATGCAAACATCTTTGGTCTTTGTCTGTAGCATTTGTACAAGTTCTATAAACTTAGCATGGTAAATAGGATCGCCTAGATTGCCGCATAGATTTATATCATCTAGTTTTAAATCTATGAACTTATCTAACGCATCAATGTTAATATCTCCTATAGGCAAAAACCTACGACCTTTTGCTAGAAGTTCAGTTCTTTCACAACGCGGGCAAGCAAGTCTGCATCTACTTGTAGGTTCAATGTGTAAACTAGATATCATAATATTTGGTTATGTCTTTGCTGTTAGGAAAATTATCTAGATCATAACACAACAACTCAGTACCTTGTTCACGAATATAATGTTGTATCATTGCTTCTAACCGCAAGTCTCCTCCGAGGTCTACAACGTGTTCTTCCGTGCCTTGTATAGTTGTTTTGTATTTTGAGAAGCGATCCCATTTATCCCATATTAAAGTTTGATTGGTACTCCAATCTTCGCAAAGTTGGTCGAAAAGAACTTGATCCCTGATAGATCCTTTGCACAGTTTGATGACCGTTCTTATACATCCTCTAAGATCAGTAAATATGTCCATTGTATCAATATGGTAAAATCCTAGTCTGCTTGCTTGCAGTATATTGTCTAGCATTTCTTTAGTCCACCATTCCATAAGACTAAGACTGAGATGTTCTCTATGTTCCCATTGTGTGTCATTGGCAGGAGCAGGGTAACTTTCTTTTAGCTCTGCAGGTGCTTTAAGTTGAGTTATCTGTGCAAAATCTATACTATCTTTGCTAGGACCTATATACAACAAAACATCATCTTTTTTACACAAGTTATTTTTTATATAATCCATAACCTCTGTGCCTTTATAGTCAATCATAGGTACTATAGGAGTAAAAATATTAACAGGTGCTGTTTTATACTTTTGTGCAAATAGTTGATCTTTAGACGCCGGATGCCATTGTTTGATTAGCCAATGACTGGATTGTGCATCTGGTATATCCCATATTTCTGGCAAATCCATTACTTCTCTGTATCTAGGAGGAAGACAGTCCAGGTCACTACAATGTCTTATTACTTTTTCTACAGTAGTAGCACCGCTACCAGGCACAAATACAAGCCAAATATTCACCAGCGTTTCCTTCTCAAGTTTATCTTAAGACTGCTAGTTTCTTTTGCATCTAGTATACTTTTTAACACAAATAGTTTGCCATAACGAACCACAGCATCATTGACATCTTTTACGTCATTTTCCCACTCAGGAAAACTTACACTCCAGCCATACTCTAGTGCATCATCAATAAGACGTTGACCTGCACGATCACGGTCTGGCACAAGTATAGTTTCTCTAGCCAACGTATCTATGATCTGTGCTTGTGTTTCACTGGCATTATTGCTTAGTATGCCAACACCGCCAATACACATTGCATCCAGTATGCCTTCTGTTACAACAACAAACTTTGCATTGGGCAACTGATCATCCATGCCATACACATAGCCTCCATCATAACTGTTGTGATACTTTGGCTTGCTGTTTTCATCTGTTGTTCTCGCAGTGTATCCAATGAGTTTGTTTTCATAGGTGCAAGGAATAATAAAACGCTTCCACATACCTGCAGGTTTTGTATTACTGTAAAACAGTTTGGTGCTGTCTATTCCTCTTAGAGCAACATAGTCTTGCACTGCTTGCGGCGCACGATCAAGTGTAACACTATTTTCTGGCAGTGGTCTAGGCTTAAACTCTACAGTAAACTCTTCGTCAAGTTCTTGTTCTATTACTACTGTGTCTTTAATACGCAGTGCTTCAATGTTAAGCATACTGCGAGTGTTTTCATCCACTCCTAACCAAGCAAGTAGTTTGCGCATTTTAAAACTAATATGTCTGCCTGGTTGCCAGCCTGTTTTAAAGTTACAGTTAAAACAGTGATAACTTATTGCTTCGCCATTAGCAATAACGCCGCCTCTGCTACGCTTGTCCATGCTTTCGCCATTGTGATGACAGCATACGGCATTAAACGAAATCCACCCATTGGTGGTACGCTTAGTCTTGCCAGGCAAGGCATCAATAACTGCTTGTTGTATACTATTCATCTTTTATATTATATGTTCTTTTGCGAAAAGATGCAACCGTTTTGTGAACCATTCGTGACCCTGCTCGTTAGGGTGTCCACCACTAGCAAAATGTTCAGATTGCAGTACACTTTGCATTGTGGCGCCATCAAGGAAATAGTTAGGATATTGTGTTGGTGTGTGTTTGCCTATAGCATTGAACTGTAGTATCGGAAGGTCATGGTATTTGCAAACTGCATTTACATTAAGTTTTGCGGCGTCTGTCCAATATTGATGATCAACATTGCTTTTCAACCAATCACTGCGACTGTGTAAAAACTTTTGATCATTTCTAACCTGCCCATTGTGTGTCCAAGTTTCATCTAGCCAACTGAATCTACAAGACTCTGTCCAAGCAACGCAGATTATAATCTGTTCAGCAGGGTTCCAAGTGTTATTGATATAATCTGCTACTTGATATTGTATAGCATAGTTACTGTTTGCAGGTTGTGCAAGGTTATCATAATGAAAGTCTAATCGTTCTGCCAGGCGACCTAGCCAAACATTGTGTTCTCTATAACGAATGTTTGCGTGATGAGACTCAGATCCTAGATCCGGATCTACTAGTTCACTGCCATAGGTAAAACTACAGCCAAATCCTACTAGTTTCACGGTCTATATAATACTTGACTCAATGTTCCTGTAGTAGTCGAGCGTACAAAACGCACTGCACTGTATACGCCGGTAAAGTTGATGTAGTCATTGTCGGTTTGTGCAGTGTATGTTTCTGTTGCTATAGTTGTAAAATCAGCGTTTTGAATACTATTACTTGGATTGATTGAGCCCTGTATCTCCAGGGTGCCTGTAAACGCACTACTAAAATATACTTGTGCAGTGTGTTGCGCTGTGTTGCGATTAATATATGGTGTTATTGCTATGTTACTGCCTGTGTCTCCACCTGCAAAATCTTCCGTTGTGCTATCCTTAAATGCAGGATAAACACCTTCAACTATTTCTAATACACCATTTGCACCGTAGTTGTCATCAGCATATCCAATACTAGTTCTGCCTTCTGGATCTGTAACCTTAAGTGCATAACTATAATGTTTAGCATCCAAGTTTAGTAGATCACTTTCACTTATCAGTGCTTCCCATACTCCGCGTCTTGCATCTATACTAGTAAGCGCACGTTCAATATAAGCAACACTGTTTTCTTTGTCAATGACAACAATGTTTGCTGTATGGTCAGTCATACTAACACGTTTTTGATCTCGATTCTTGAACTCGATTCGAACATAGTTGTCTATACCTCTATAGACTTTAATATTAGGTGTATAAAACATACTCATCTGATTAGAAACTCCAGTATCAGTTACAACCGCAGTGTGTCTTTGTGCATATAAATATCCAGTAGTAACAGTCATACTGTATTTATAAAAGGAACCTATGCCTAAACTCGCAGACGAAATATTTGAAAAATATCCATTTTTAAGTTTGGTAACCTATGGCGGTCAAGAGTATGTAGGCATTGTGCAGAATCAAGACGATACTGTGTTAAGCATGTATGACTATAGCAAGATTCCAGACGGATACAAAGCAAGTTTTTTAGAACTTGGCGAAGTTTGGTGGTGGGAAAGTAATCGCACCATTCCTATCAACTTGTTCTTAAAAGCAGACTTTGCTGTCTTTACACCCACACTTATTACATTTAACATTAAAGATACAGAAGTAATCAAAGGACCTAGTGTTAGTATTGCCGAGCTTGCAAAAAAACGCAGTAAAAGACGTAACATACAGTTGGTTCGAAAGGTTAAGTAATGGAACTCTTTCTTGCATTAATGATCAAGCATTATATTGCTGATCTAGGAATGCAACAGAGTATTCCAGGTTCGCCCAAGCACAAATGGTTAAGTGGACACCTGCACTACTTTCATCATGGTGTGACTGCGCTGCTTGCTTGTAGTTTTTTTGTAAGTTTGCCTATAGCACTAGCAATAGCAGTTATAGATTATGTTGCACATTGGCATATAGATTTTGCAAAACACCATTTAAATAGAGCTATTGATGCAAAACCTAGAACTCCTGCTTGGTGGTGGACTATGGTGTTAGATCAGATTGTGCATACTTTGTTTTACTACAGTGTTGCTGTATACATCAGTGGATTGTAGTGCCACTCGGCGGCAAATTCTCAATATCAAAATCAAAATCATCCACTAGATTGTCTTTAACATGATCCAGCATCATTGTAATCTGTTCATCATCTAGAATCATTTTATACAAGATAACACTGTGCTTCATTAGCATAGTAGCCATATATAAAAAATCTTCATCGTCTTGCAAATCACTTTCAATATGTTTAAGCAATCTGTCTTGTATATCAGACAATCTTTGTAAATCTTTATCCATGTTAATCCCATAGGCTTTCGTAGTACTTACCAAAGAGTCTAAACCCATTTGAGATACGATTTTGTTCTTCTTCTAGTGCGCTGCGATCATCTAAACGCATATACACATCGTCCTTGTTTGCTTTACAATCAAATGCGTATATCATTTCGTCTAGTATCCAATCCCAACGTGCAAAAAAGCAAGGATCTGTTTCACCTGTTTTATTGTAATGATCTTCTTGTTCTTTAGTGGGCCACAAATGCCTAGGAACATCAACGAAGTCAGTTTTAGGGGCGCCATGTTTAGTGTCTTTTAGTTGTACTAGCATAGGCAGGATAATAGGAGCAAGTGTGTGATCCATGCTCCATGTATCATACTCGTCTATGTGTATTGACATTTCTTGTGCTTCGCCGTCATCTGTGAACGGTCCTATTGAAACTTTCATTCTTGTTCCTCTAGTATATTCATATGCACTGCTACCAGTTGTGCATACGCAACACTGTGGCTTTTCTTAAAACTATAACTGTCTTGCCCTGCTTTATCCCAGATTGTTTGAGCAACTTCTGCCCACGGCAGACCAATCAAGTGCCGCTTTGCAGGGCGGATCACAGCAAGAAACATTGACATGCGTGGTATACTATTTACAGGTTCTGGCATCTTAAGCATTGTATCGTAGTGCTTGCCAACGTGTATAAGTTTTTCAAAAAACTCACGTTCTTGCAAACGATACCAGTGAGGTTCTCGCATAAGTTCTACTAAATGTAGTTCATTACTGATACGTTCATATACACCTACATTTAGCAAGTCCAGTTTAAAGTATCCTAGTTGCTCTGCCGCCTTGTGATCCAGTGTAGCGAGTCCATCATGTGCCATTGGGATGTCTGTAAAGTAAACACCAGTGTTGTGTTTGTTACCATTTTCAAGTCTAGCGCCAATACCCGACACATGTTTTAGTAACTGTGTACGATCACCGAAGTCAATGTCTACATCTGGCATGTCTCTCATAGCCCTGCTTCCTTTAGTATGTGTTTTACCCATTCTGTGTCTGCAAAATAATCTACAAACTTACGCTTCCAGTAGTCCGGATCGATGTACGGAAAAATCATTTCGACTTGTTCACTGCTTAGTTTGTTCAACGCACTTTGTCCACTGTCACAGTTAAACACCACCCATGCACTGATACGTCCTGTTGTAATATGTTGCACAAGTAGGTTACTGTTCACATAGTTAAAATAATGATTGAATACACTTTCTTTTTCTTCAGCCCAGTCTTCCATGGTTTTTATACTGCGCTCCAGTGCATCCTGCACTGCTTCTTTGCGCAAATGATCAAACAAGTATTCTTGATAGACAGCATCCTTACACCAGTAATCCAGTTTCTTATTGCTTTTAATCACCCAGTCAATAAACTTAGCAGTGTTGATTGCACGAATAGCAACCATGTGTCTACCAAACTTTACAAATGCATTGTAATAAGGACTAGTACTAAAGTCTGCATATGTTTTAAACTTAGCACTGCCTTGAGTCATTTCATAAAAACGCAAGTATGCAGTCATAGCAAGTTTTACACCTGCTTCATTCTCTTGCATGGCTCTGCGCTTTGGCTCACACAGGTGTGCCACAAGGGTACTTTCCTTGCGATAGCCTTTGCCACAATACTTACATTTAAAATCGGTTTCTTGCATACTGTAGTTTATTATAGCATCTCTGATAACTGATGTAAAGTTATCCATTTATTTTATCCTGCCAGCGATTATAATATTCTAGTGTAAATGTTCGGTCAAAGTCTTTCATTTTAAACATTGTATAAAACATGCTGATATCATTAAGTAGACTTGCAATGTTACCGTAGTTTTCTACATCAAAAATATAGTCACTGTGTATATTTAAATCTTTCACAGGATTGTATATATCTCTACGCATGGTGCCGCAGTTAACGAGATTTATCGTAGTAGCACGAGGAAAAGCACGACACAGTTGCAGATAGTTTTCTTCTGTATGCGTAGTTTGGAAAAAGTATTTGTCACCGTAACTTATATCAACAACTTGGTCAAACTCAAACTCTATTTCGTGTATTGCTTCTGCTAGCAGACCATCTATGTTATATTCAAACTGTTTAAAGCAACCTAAGTCTAAATCGTTCCAAGTGCCAGCAGGCGTAGCATCTAGTCTATCAAATATAAGTTGTTTCTTTTCTGTGCTTGATAGACTGTAAAGTTCCCAATCTTGCAAACAAGCACTGTTACTAACACCTAAACTGTTTATGAGAAACTTGCCGCCGGCACCTGTAGGGTAAGCAACAACGACAAGTTTATCTGTATTATAGTTAAACTTCTCCATGCAGTTTTTTAATCTCTTTAATGTCTGCGTCTGTGTATAAGTTTACTAGTATTTCTAGTTCATCTAACTTTGCAGCTGGATGTAGTTGTTCTATATATTTGCGATTTTTGTCTTTGGAGTTTTTACTTTTCTTTTTGTGTCCAACCCATTGATGAAACTGTGTACCCATACCAGGCGATACTGTGCATAGCAGTTGCCATACAAGTTTTGGATGCTTTGCTAGTTCAAAGTAAGTGCAGTTTACACGCTGATTGCCAGCCATCAAATAGTATGCAGCTAAGTCTGGATTGCCTTTTACTAAACTTACATAACGATTAAGCAAAAAGGGTGCTACTTGCTTCTTGTGCTCATCAGTAAGGCGATCATAGAAGTCATAGTCTTTTTTATCAATAGCTGCAAGCACTGTGTTTAGTGGCAGTTTTTCACTCAAAGCGAACTCCATTTGTTTTTATAACATCACTAAATGATAACACAAACATTTGTGCATCGTCAAGTTTCTCAAACTCTATCCAGCCCATGTTTTCTGCTTCCTCATATCTAAACTCTACTTCACGGTTGTCAAAATATTTTTGTATACGCTGTGTAAGTTCAGTCTTAGCACCCTGTTTGCTGATGTCATCGATGCTTAGATATGTGTTAAAACCAAATCGTCTATAATCATGACGCAGTATTTTACCATGCTCTATCAACGTGAACAATCTCATTTTGTTTGTTGATTTCTTTTGCACAGTACACGCACTTGGGATTTTCCACATCAGCCTCAATCGGAATGGCGAGGATTTGTCCTTGTTTGAGTTTAGGAAAGAACCACTTAACATCGCTGTAAATATCCACTATGTTTACAGGTTCGTACTCGTGTCTAAAGTCTCCCAGAGGATTGAAAACAAATGCATCAAACCCTCTGTCATTTAGACTGCTGAAGTTCAGCATTTCGAGGTCACCTACTTCTTTATCACCAATAAGTATCTTCCAATCCACAGGCATGCGTATCCTGTTGCCACCAATGTCTAACACTACTGCTGGACTGTTAAAACTTTCAAGAAAGATCAGCGGGATAAAAAAGTAATCTGGATCGTTAGGATTGCTGTTATCCAGTATTGCGAAACGTAAATCTTCTACCTCGTCGGGTATATCATTCATTTCGTATGCACGGTTTTCAAGTGTTAATATTCTCATGTTAGTTCCAGTCTGCTTTTTCTACCGTAAACGGGTAGTTTGCTTCTTTATAGAAGGCTTTACGTTTGGTGAGGTGTCTTTTAGCGTATTTTGCTGTACTGGTTATGTCCCAGATTTGTACGAAGTCTTTGTCTTCCGCTTTACGAATACCACGCCCAATACTTTGAATAACGCGAACAAAACTTTTACCAGGCTCAACAAGCACAAGATTAAAGATTCGCGGAATATTAATGCCAACAGCTGCCACACCGTAAGTCGCGATAATGACCTTTCCTGTAGCAGTTGATACCTCGTCATATTCCGTTTTTCTGTCTGCACCTTTTGTACTTCCTGATACGAAAACACTGTCTGGTATACGACTTGCTAGTTCATTGCCTGCTGCAATTCTGTCAACTAGTATAAGTGTATTACCTGTGTCTTTGATACTATCGCATAGTCCTGCAATGTAATCAAGTCTACCTGCATCTTCTAGTAAGTATTTAAGTTCACTTTGATAGTTTGTATGCACAACTGTATCAATCATTTGTACTACATTAACATGACACTGCGCAAGCACACCTTTGTCTTGTAGTTCTTTTGCACTGATTTGATTGATAACAGGACCAATACTACACACAATACCCACGCTTTCAAACTTTTCTTTAGGCACTGTGCCTGTTAGTCCCCAACGTATGGGTATATGGCTCATTACGCCCGTTAGCAGGGCCGTTAGTGCGTCTGCTTTAGCCATATGCACTTCGTCCACCATAATACACACTACATCTTCTAAGAACTCACCAATGCTTATAGGTGCAACTGCATTCTTTGTGTTCTTTAGTAGTATGTTTAGACTTTGCCATGTGCAGATAGTATGTGTTCTGCCAAACTCTTTACGATCACCATAGTACACACCAACGTCCAATCCCATGTTAACATAGTCTTCTTCTGTTTGTGTTACTAGACTTTTGTTGGGAACAATAACTACACTGCGTCCATAGTTCTCTACACTCTTGCTCAATGCCGCTGTCATCAGTGTTTTGCCTGCACCTGTAGCAATCTCTTGCAGGCTTTGCGGATTAGTTAAGAATGCATTTATCGTTTCAACTTGATAGTCACGCAACTTGATAGGTGTACCGGCAACAGGATGTCCTTCGGGCCAAAGTGTATCTGCAAAACTATCCTCATGCACTGGCTCTAGCACAAAATCTGTTTCATACTCTCGCATGTCATTTAGTGTTACGTCATAGCCACGCTCTACTAGCACAGGCAAGATGTCTGGTAGTAGGTTAATGTAAGTGCTACCACCTAGTTGAAAGAATGCTTTTTTGCCATCCCAACGTCCTAGTTTAACAGCAGGCAAGTAACGTGCATAAGGAATCTCATACTTGAACATGTTGGATAACTTCTTACGAGTATCCAAATCAAGTCCTTCTATCTTACAGTTTACTTCGTCTTTAACGTGCAATACCGCTGGTTTCATAAATCTGCCTTAAATTTTGTCTAAGTTCTTTATTATTAGTATTATACATTAGTTCTCTAAAAAATGCAATATCTTCTTCGCTGTTAAGTAAATGCAAATAACTGTTCAGTCTAACAAGCAGTCTATGATTTTCTGCTAATCTCTGCCTAACATCAACAGTGTAAACATCATATGCATTTTGCAATACTTGTTTGTTATCATCCATTAACTTTTGTGTTCTCGCATATGGATCAACAATATATTGACTACTATAATCTACTATATCTTCAAACATATCAAAGCCAAGTTTTTTCATAGCCGCGCATGCACCATATCCATGCAGTATTGGAATACAATAATCTAAAATACAATGTTCTGTTTTCTCACTGTAATGATGACCTAGCTCAAAGAAGTTTGGTTCTGTAACAATGTCAAATACACTGCTGCTCCTTGGAGGACTGTCTTGCCAACGTTTAGGTAACCCAGGATGCCAATCGTCTACGAAAAGTTCATGAGCTGACATACCATCTTCCTCTGCGTTGAACTGGCTTGTATACTCAAAGTCTTGTGTAAAGTTTTCGTTAATCCAACTGCTAACCAACACACGATGATGCCTAGGTTTATTTAACCATGCACTAAACTTATATTTTTTATCGCTAGGAGTGTTAGTGGGTATGTCTTTAATATGACTTATTGTTTCATTTACAAACAACACAGGACCAGGAACTTGTATATGTAAATAACTTTCAAATATCCAAGCAGTTTTGCCTTTGCTATTTTCTAACCAACAGTTTTGCCCATAGTGTTCTCGTTGTAGTTGTTGCCTACTAAAACTGTAATCTATTTCTTTTTCTGGCAAATGATCCATAACATAAACACAGTCTCTGTCGGTGTCGGTGTTTACAGGATCCCAGGGCCAGACTTTTCTAAATGTGTGATTGTATTGCATCTGCAATCCTTTGGTGACCATACTCTAGAGGATGCCCGCCAGATCCATGTGGTGTACCATATGCCCACTCGACCATTCCATGGTATGGATATCCTATAAAACGTTCGGTGTTTAATCTGCTCAACAATGGATGTGTGCTATATTTAAGAAACATCTGCTGATTGCTAAATGCACTGCAATAACGCCAATCCACGTTATTGACGTCAAGATAGGATTGCAGTGCTATCATATATGTTAGTGTGCGAGTAAACTGATGTTCTTCCTGTGTGTATTTTGCATACAGTTCTCTAAACCAAGGCAGTTCAGTCCATCTACTGTTTGTTTGTATTAGCCCTTGAAACTGTTTGTGTCTATGCACAGTAACGGGTTCGTGTGTGTATACTTCGTGCCTTGTACATTCGCTCCATGCTACTATAATGTGTGTACAAGTTGGTGCTAGCTCTATTGCAGTTCTAAAAATATACTCATTGCTAGCACCCGGTAAACCATGGTTTTCATAGCCTAACAATGTGGGCCATGCATTGCTACGGTCTTCTAGTTCTTCGCCGTAGGTAAAACTATCGCCTACTGCCGCTTTCATTCCTGCGGTCCTGATTCCTCACTGAACTGTGCAGTTTTATCTTCTGTATATCCCATGGCAGGATTGACTGCATCAGCATCAGGCAGTGCTTCTAACTTCTGTGTAATGTTGGGCCATATCAAACTATACTTGCGATTCTTTTCTAACCAGTATTCCAAGTCAGTGTCCATGTAAGTGTCAGGCACAATCGCTTCTGCTGGACATTCAGGTTCGCATACTCCACAATCAATGCATTCGTCTGGATGAATAACGATTGTGTTCTCACCAATATAAAAGCAATCAACCGGACACACTTCGACACAGTCTGTGTATCTACAGTTGACGCAGTTTTGATTTACAATGTATGTCATATACACTCCTAGTGAAAAGGTCGAAGGGGCAGTCCTAGTTTGAACTGCCCCCTCTATAGACCGCGATTGGAGGAGAGAGAGGAGAGAGGAGCCGCGGTCTAATCTGTCAAAAATCCAACATTTCGTTGTGCTGGATTTTCCTATCCGTCAAAATCTTGTTTTTGTTAACCTACCAATAAATAGTAGTATAAGGGTGAGTGAGGGACAAAAAGCCCCCCACTCGGTTTTTGCAAATCTGACAACCTCGAGAAGAAGAGAGAGAGGGGGTTGTCATGCTTACAAAACTCATTGTTCGCCAACTCTCTTCATACAAGTTGACTCAGCAAGTGATCTCCAGTTACTTGATATCTTTTTAAGGTCAGCAACCTTAAGCGCCATACGCAAACTTACTTCACGAAACCGATCACAGTTATCGGCAATAAAGTCGATAATCTCTTGTTCGTTCTGTTTGTTAAAATCATAATCACGGAATAAGTCGCCTTTAGCGGCAATCTGTTTGATACGCAATACCTTGTCACGCATAGTGTCCAACGTTAGGTCAAGATAGTGACAACGTGATTGAAGTGCTTCGAGGTGATCCTGCAGTTTCTTACTACGGATGTTTTCGAACTTGATGTTTGTAATAAAGCAGGCTGATCCCTTAAACTCAAACTTGTTAGGGATACCTTCGCTGCGCAGTTTTGCACTGTCTGCGTTCCAATATATCATACGTTTCTTCCCGCTGTCCAGTGCGGCTTTTAGGATGTTAAGTGCTAGATCATCCATTAGTACACTATCACAATCATCGAATACTACCACGTTGCCTTTATCTGCATACTCATATAGTTTTGCATAAAGACCTAGCGGCGTCATCGCACCTTTTACGACTTCGTATTTACGACGTTGAGCACCAATATCTCCAAAAAGTGAACTTTTATTCAGCTCTTCTTCAACGCCAAAGCTCTTACCAACACCCGGAGGTCCAGTAACAATCAGCGCACGAATGTCGCTTTTTACCAAGCTCTTAGTCATTGTATCGAGGATTTCAAAGCGTTCGCCAATCTCTGCCATACGTTTTGCATCATCTTCAACAGTGTATTTAGGTTCAACACTTTTTACAATCTCAGACTTTGCGCCTTCTTGTTTCTCAAAAGCATCACGCTCTACAATCTGTAGATATTTTTCAGCGCCAACACTAATCCGAACTTTTGTGGCATCAGGACCAAAGCGGCATGTACCATCAACAGTAACAAAACCACCTGGCTTGCCTTTGGCAGGCACAAAGTTTTTAATAAGGGGGAACACAGTATTTTCAACTGCTTGATTGCGGTAACTACCGTCTTTCACAAGTACATAACCCATATCTTACTCTCTCTCTGTTTTATTAACTTACTTAACTATAGTAACATCTTTAAAGACAGTGTCAACCATTTAAATAGTCTATTCTGCCTTTTCCCGACAACATCCAAGTTTCAACACGATCAACATCGCATGCAATCTTACAACGTGTCTTACCAACCCAACCATAACGGTATCCGCTGTCAATGCCAGCGATTGGTGTAGTCACCCAAATCTTATGAGGAAATTCATGCTCAGGAAACTCTGGATTGCGGTCATTGTTCTTGCTGAACTCAAAGATGTTTTTGGTATCCTTCTCACGGAAACCACCTAGGATTGAACCATCGCCACAATCTTTATAAACGCTAGAGTCTGCAAATGCCATTTCAATCTCTCCTCAAAAACAAACTATACATATATAATAGCACCTATATAGTGTTTGTCAACCTTTTTCGATGCCTAATTCTCTAAAACAATACTGAACGCACTGTGCTTGTGCTCTACAATCTTCTAGAGCATTGTGTGCGGCGAAGTTCATTGCTTTGCGAGGATCTTTTGGCATAAGTTGGAACAATGTTCTACTATCTCGGAGATTCCAAAAGTTCCATGGCTTGTTATGTCCTTTGCTTTTAAGCAATGTTTCAAGTATAGTAATGTCAAAGCCATAGCCTTGAGCCCAAATAACATCTACACCGACTACCCAGCGTTGCAAGTCACGAATAAAGTCATCTATGCTAACACGGTCTTCATCGCCTAGTGCTTCTTGCCAAATAGCCTCATCTTGTGTACCCCACCAAGCAATAGTACCTTCGTCTACTGTACGCCCAAGTGCAGTTTGTTCATCTACATCAATACGATGATACATCTCTGCATATGGATCACTATCGCTAAGTGGATCAAACTTAATAGCACCACAGGTTAAGATTACACTGTCAACACCTGTATCCAGTGTTTCTAAATCAATCATTGCGTGTATAGCCATTTAAAATACCTCATATATTTGGCAGTTAGGATCTAAGTAATGCCGTCTGTTATCTAATAGTCTATCTTTAAGGTCACCATAGTTGGGTATTCCTTTTTCAAGTACCGATCTGTTACTTTCGATCATATGTTCTATTCGTTTATCATCTTCTACTGTGTCATAA